TTTTTGATGGTGCTACATCGGGTGCGACAATACCATAATTAGTTGTTGATAATGCCGTTAAATTGTCATCATATTCAATCTTATGTAATTGTGATATAACACTACCCAACCAAAATCTACTTCTCATTGGAAATTGTATATCTTCAAGAAAAATTCTCACAATTTCACCTTTTTGGGGGTATATGTGAAAAAATTTAGGTAATAATGGATAAGACCAAGGTAATTCATTATCACTAATTTTATTATCCAAATCAGGTATTCTAACCTTAATTCTCCCACCATCAGTTTCATCATCAATACTTACTACAGTACCATAATATATCGTCCTTTGTATTGATACATAAGACGTTACTGGTGAATATGGGTTGCTTGTGTTTATTATTTTATTTACATAACTATCCATCTATTTTATTACCCCTTTCTAATAACTCTTCAATTATTGCAACATATAATTTTTCATATAATTCCAATTCAGCAACATCATTATTAATTTCATTTTGAATTGAATCGATTTTATATGTATTGTTAATAATACGTTCCTTTATGATATTATGATTTTTTATAATATCATCACATATCTTCACCAATTCAATATCAGTAAAATTTGAAAAATCATCCATCACTGTATAACTCCATATCCCTTTGTATATGTAATTGATGAACCAAATACCGATACAGGACCTGCTGGCGATATACCAGTTGCTGAAACTGTAATACCGGGCGGTATTGCTACCGATATTATAGCATCTTCTTGTAATGCTCTTATGATTTCTTCAATTCTAATTCTCTCCATAATTTCATCAGGATTTGTATTACCATTTGGTAATGGACCAACAGGTAAACCTGCTTCACTTTTTCTCGATATAATACGTGTTGCAATTTTTATTGCAGATAATCCACCTCTTTTAGGCACACCAACTAATATCATTGGCGTTGGTATTGGTGGTGGACTACCAACTGAAGATAAACTTAAAATTCTATCAAAACCACTAATAATTGAATCAATATTGCTATAATCAATAGCCATATTATTTTTTTTATTTTTTCAATTCTTTTAATTTTTTTATATCAATCCATTTCCAACCAAACAATAAATTGATAATAATTCGCCTAAATAAATTAGGTTTTACTGTTGTTGCTAATTGAACACCATTAACATTACCATCGATTAAATAAACACCAACAAATTGTTTATTTATTTTTTGATCAACTATCATACATCTTAATTTTTAAAATGAAGTTATTATGTTTCTACAACACTTGTTAGACTTTTTATTATTTTTTTGAAATTATCAATTTTTTCTTTCATTTTTTTTCTAATTATAGGTTCTAACATTTTTTTTAATTTAATAAAAACAAATGTAACAATAAAACCAACAACCAACAATATAATTTCCTTCACCATACATTTAATCATAATTTTCCATTTTTTTACATCATCCTTTGCTTTAGTTAGCATTGCTTGACCTTGATTTTGAAAACCATTCATCACACCCATTAACATTCGTATTTGTGGTGCTGTTGTAACTGCTGTTATCATTTTAATTACAAGAGTATTTATTATTTTTTGTATAAAATTTTCTTGAATCGCTTCTTTATTTTTATTAAAAACATCATCATTACTACTAACACTTGAATTTATAGCATCGTCAATAGCATTACTAACTACATTAGGATCGTCTGTATTGGTAATATCATTAATCATTTTATTGAAATCATCAATACTTAATTGTGTTTGTATTATACCACAACCCATATCATGATTAACAACACCATTTGATAGTTGATTAGCCAACGTATCCAATTCATTCAATTCATTTGGTGATAGTTCAAAAGAATCATTACCATTCATTAAATTTTCTAACATTTTTTCTAATATCAATTCATCCAATATTTGTTCTTTTGTTTTTTCTTGTTCTTTTGATAGTGTTCCAAATATTCTATCCATAGTATTTGCAACAATCTCATCACTATTGATAAGTTGTGTATCATCAATATAATTAGAAAAGAAATCACCAATATTTGTTGAACTACCATTGGATTTAATATTAAATCCATCTGTATTTGAATCGTATGTTATTTTTATATTATTACATTCTACAGGTGTACCATTTGCAACAATAGCATCATGTGCTTTATAATCAAAATTATTAAAATTTGGTTGTCCGTATAATATTAGACCACCTTTATTAACAGAATTTGGTTCTATTTTTAATTTACCATTAGTATCAATGCTATTTACAGGCATATTAATACCATTATTAGTAAATGTCGTTGGTAATTGTTCATTCGCATTCGATTGTATAAATTGTTTTTTTAATCCCTTTTTTAAATTTGCTTCAGAACCTTTAATCATTTTAGTTAATAAACTACCAAGCAACATTTTCACTGCAGCAGCACCTGCAATTGCTTTTAATGTATCCAATAAAAAAGGAATCGAATCTTTTGAATTATTAATAGACGACATACCATCTCTTTGAATTGGCACATTTCCCTGCCGATTCATAGAATTATATGCTTTAATATTATTAAGCACATTTCTTTTATCGTCCGCTCTACTCATTGTATTTTACGTTTTTCTATTTCTTGAGCAACCATATTTAATAATTCATTTCTTCTTTCACTATCAACAATATCTTTTCCATCACCGTTTTTATTAGTTGTTGAATTTTCTTTATTGTCGTAAACAACTTCTTTTAAATATTTCAATAACATTATTTTTTGGTCTTGATTTTTTGCTTCCGCAGCAATTAGTTTAACAATTTGATCACCAATTGCTGCAACTTCACCATTTTCTTTAACCTTTGCTTCCCATTTTGTGAAAAGTCTTGCAATTTTTGCCCTAATATTATGTGAATCGTCATAGATTTCTTGAAGAAGATTATTTACACTATCTTCATCAAATTTTAATTTTTTTCTTTGTGGTCTTGGCATTGTTTCAATCTCTTTATAAATTTACATTAATTTTAGTACATATAAATACTAATTATTAACATTTTAATAAACACAAAAAAATTATAATAATTTCATTTTTTCAAAATAATAAATATCTCTATAAGGTTTAATTCCATGACGAATTTCTTTGGTTGTTAATCCTGTTTGTTCTTTTAAAAATAATAGTATTTTATTTTTTGCGAATTTATTTGTTATTTTTTTATCGAAATTTCCTTCAGGTGTTTCTTCTAAAAACAATACTTGCCAATTCTTTAAAATATTAACAATTGCATCACCAACAATTATTTCATTTTTTTTTAATGTTAAATCTGTTTCTATTTTATTTTCGATATTGACAATAATAATATTAATCAACTCGTCTAAATAATTATGCGAATTGTTATCAATATGATATACATATTCATCCATTTCACTAATTTCATTAACACGATCATCAAATGATAACATTGCTAATTTTTCCGTGTAGGTTCGTTTACTGTGATCCTTATAATAATTTCTTACAATTGTTTGACAATAACTAAACGCTTTAGAATAAAAAATTCTATATTGAATGTTTTTATTTTTATCAATTAAGTTATTTAAATCATTTTTTGCATCAACAATATCCCAAAATCTATGTTCATTATCTAATTTAACCCATTTATTGGCGACACTATCATAATATTCTATAATATATGGTCTATATTTAACCATATGTTCAATCAAATGGGTTAATGCATTTGATTCAATTTCTGAGAATTCATAGTTACCAACATGTATTGGATATCTATGAAGTATAGATTGAATCATTTTTCGAAAAGGATTAAGCAGTATTTCGTTATATATTCTATTTTTTTCTTCCCACGAATTAGAATTTATATAATCAAAAACCGCTTTTTCCTCTCTTTCTGCAAAATATAACGATTTTTCATCATTTTTACGTTTCTCTTTCATTAACCATATAATAAATAAATTATATTATATTTCAAAAAACATTATCTATTCATATATTACTGACATATCGATTGGTCTATCATTAGTATACACGTATTCTTTTATTGCAACATTATACCAAAATCTTCTTTCAACAAAATTCATTGTTTTCTTATAATTATCAAACAAACTATTTATACGTGTTGACCAATGTTTATATCCAATTTTTGGAATTGTATAAACTTTACATGCATTATTAATTGCTCTTAGTAAAAATTCATGCATGAATGTTAATTTAATGTTTGATTTATACCCACCAATATTAATAAATTCAGATTTTTTAAAAACAGCACCAGATAAATTAAAATCTGTAAATTGTTTTAAAATATCGTGATTTAAATAACCTAATTCACCGTTTTCACCAATAACTTGTTGCGACCATGTTAATTCATTTGTTAGTTTAATTCCTTGATTATTATCATTAACTTCAACAATTATTGGTAAAAACACATCAATTTGTGGATATGTGTTAATATATCTATTTACCACATTAAAATAAACTTGACTATACTCATCATCAAATTCAAGAACAGAAAAATAATCAGTTGTTACATGATTTACCGCAAAATTTACTTGACTTTGATAATCGGATGAACCAGTGTTTTTTAAGTAAGTTATTGATAATTTATTTGTTGTTTCTGGTAATTTAATATTTGTCATTAAACTATCATCAATATCAGCAGCATATACTATTATTACTTTAGGTAATTCATTAATATTTATTTGATTTGCAACTGACTCAATCGCCTTAACTAAATAATCACGATATTCATCATTTATCTCGTGTATTGGTACTATTACTGTATTATTCATAATATTTACTTGTTTGTTTTATATTATTCGTTATTATTATTATTTAATGCAGATTCAAATAACATTTTTCTTTGATTAATGAAAGACGTATACAAATCAATCAACATTTTTTGACTTTCTTCTTGTGTGTATTTCGATGCAACCAAATCCATTTCAGTGTATATCGATTGTTCAATATTATCATCCAAAAACTTTGTTATCAATTCACCAGTAATTATCGGTAAATCATAAAAATTATTAGTCCAAATACCAACATTATCTTTTATTTTAACTGGTTTGTTTTCTTCATTTCTTTCTATAATATATTCAGGCACAATATCAGGTAATAAACAAATTGGTATCACACCAGATTTCATACACTCAAGTGGAAATGTACCAAAATTTGAAATTCTGTCAATCCAAACTGCAGCAAAATTTTCACGTAATCTATTAGCAAAATCAATTCTTCTCATTTGCTGTGGGGGTTTACTCTTAGTTAACATTGGATCAAAACTAATCCAATTATAATGTGGGTATTTACTATAAAATAATTTAACAAATTTTGAAATTTCATTAGGATTTCTTCCGATAATTGAAATTATTGGTTTTTGGGGTAAATCACTTTTTTTGAAATAATCAGGAATTCCTATATTATATGTATAAATATTAAATTTATTTACACCATAAAAATTCTCTAATGTTTCTTTTAGAATTTGTGATGTTGTAATTATATCACGAATATTAAATAAACTTAAATCAATACCCGGGAGTAATGAATTATACATATAATCCAACGATTGAACGAAAGCAATTTTATGACAGGGTAATGTTTTTACATGTTCCATGACATTAGTAAAAACCTCAGGTATTATTATAAAATCTTCTGCACCAACATTTAAACCAGTGTTTGTCATTGGTAAATGTTTAAAATCAGTCAATTCCGTTTCAATCCAATCAGGAATTTTATAACCATCATTCTCAACTAATATATAAACATCAAAACCCATACGCTTAACAACTGTTGCGTGAAAATATAACTCATATACGCTTGCAACAGGATTTTGTGATTCTGGAATACAGAATAAAAATTTTGATTTTTTATTATTAAGTTTATTTAATGATTCCATAACCATACTTAATTTTTCTGTATTCACATCATTTAAATTATTATTTATAATTTCACTCATATTAACCTATTTTTTATATTTAATTATTTTTTCAAATTGTGGATTATCAATAAGTTCTTTTATTTGTATAATTTCAAAAGAACATTTTTTAATATTTTCATTATAAGGTCTATTAACTTTAATTAGTTTTTTACCCCAAGGTACACCCAATTCGAGTATTACTGGATCGGAAGTTATTAAAACATCAATATCATTCCACATATCCATAGATTTATCAACAAATCTATAATTTTTAAATCGACAAGATATTTTACTCAAAAAAAATAGTGTTGGTGGTATTGTAAACCAATTTTCAACTGAAAGTACATGAAAATCTACACGTGATTCATATTTTTTAATTAATTTATTTATATCTAAATCAATATTTTTATACATTGCAGGTGCAGCACCATGTATTTCAAATAAAAAATCTTCATACATAAATCGATTATAAACTTCTTTAGCGTTTAATTTAACCTCTTGTTCTTTTTTAAATAAAAAGACATCTGCAGGTGCTTCACCAGTTTTTTTATCCACCTCATAATAAATTGGGTTAATATCATCTGGTGTATCTTCAGGTTCTTTCAATTCTTTAATTTTTTCAACAATATCATTAAATTTATAATTGTTAAAAAAATCATACACATATGGATTATCGGGGACACCATCTTCGCCAAATTCTTGTACATAATACCTATCAAATTGTAACCATTTGGCTCTTAATATTTCATCAATAGATATACCAACTTTAATCTTTCTCATTATTATCCTGTTCGTTATTAATTAAACTTATTTGATATTTTAATTCATCATTTAATTTTTTCATTAATTCAGTATGTTCTTTAACCAATTCACTATCAGTAATGTATTTAGGATTTATACATTCAACTCTAGAATCAACAGAATTGGTTGGTATTATTATAATTTCACCTTCAAATGTTTTGGGTATTATTTTACGTGCAATATTATGCACATAATATTCAATATCAACACTTCTGATATTAGCAACACCAACATATATTACAAGTATTTTACTTTCCATTATTTGCAATTATTTTTTATGGTATTTTAAATAATTCATCATATTCTGATGATTTTTTTGAATAAAATTCTTTATATTTATTCTCAATAACCGTAATAAGTGGATTTCTAATATTAGTATCAATATCTGACATTATTATTGTACCAATATTATCGACATTTTCAAACATTTTTACTAAAACATTAAGTGAACTATCTTCCTTATTTTTCATATCAATTTGATTGGTATCACCTAATAATATTAGTTTACAATTATTACCAATTCTAGTTAATAATGTTCTTGAATTGTCAAGACTAACATTTTGTACTTCATCCGCAATAATAATACAATTATCAAGACTAGCACCTCTCATATACGCCAAAGGAAATGGTCTTATAATTTCATTCTCAATTAATGTTTTTAAAATATTGTTAGGTATTATTTTTTCAATATTTATGTAAAAACTCCACATAAACGGTTCTATTTTTTCTTTCATATCTCCCTTTAAAAAACCAATTTCTTCACCCTTTAGTGTTGTTACAGATTTTACCAAATAAATCTTTTTATAAAAATTATTTGGTTTCCTAAGTAAACTTAACGCATATGCAATCGCTACAAACGTTTTACCAGTACCAGCAGGACCTGTACATATGGTTATTTCATTATTTTTTATTGAATTAATTAATTTTTTTTGACTTTCATTTTTTGCAACTATTTTAATATCATTTGGTAATAATTTACTGATATCTTCTTTAAATTTATTTAATTCATTCGTAAAATTATTAAAAACCAATTCTTCAAAATCAGTTTGTTCTCTATATCTATTTTTCGCCATAATTAAATTTAATTAAAAAATCATTTACAATTATTAATACGTTATTTTTTTAAAATATTTGAAAATTTTTATAATTTTTTTAAAAAAATAGTATTTATAGAAAAAATAATAATAATATATAATTTTTTATAAAATTATGGATGCTCAGAATAACCAAAAAAATGAAAGTATTAGCGAATTATTAAAAAAATATAAAGAAAAATATGGTAATCACATTGGTGGTTTTGATGAACAAAAAAATCCAATATTAAACAAACCAAATATTGATGATAATCAAATTAATTTGCAAGATAAAAATAATAATATCACAATCAACACTCAACAAATTATTAATAAAAATGATATAAACGATATAAAATCGACAATACAAAAAGAAACCGATCCTGATTTGATGATAACATATGAATTAGTTAAATTACCATCAAAAGGATTATTTTATTCAAATAAATTATCTGAACTTGCGGTTGAATATCTAACATCAAAAGATGAAGATATGTTAACAACACCAACTTTAATTGAAAGTGGTGCAGTTATTGACATGTTATTGAAAAGAAAAATAAAAACACCTAACGTGAAACCAGAAGATTTATTACCCGGTGACCGAAATGCAATTATTTTATTTTTACGAACATCAAGTTATGGTACTAATTATACAGTACAAGTTACCGATCCTCGTAATAATACAACATTTAAAACTGTAGTTGATTTAACAAAATTAAAATATAAAGAACTTAAAGAATTACCTGATGAATTTGGTCATTTTACTGTTGAATTACCAATGCGTAAAAAAATTGTAAAATTTAGACTATTAACAGCAGGTGAGGAAAATATGATATATAAAAAAGCACAAGCATTGCAAGAAGCACACGGCGATGAATTTAACCAATATTCAACAATGAAATTGAAATCAAGTATTGTTGCTATTGGTGATAATACTGATAGATTATATATTGAAAAATTTGTTGATGCAATGCCTGCTTTAGATGCATATGCAATACGTAAAAAAATGTTAGAAGTAAGTCCTGACGTTGATATGACATACGAATTTGAAACAAAAGACCATTATAAATTTACATCAACTTTAATTATTGGATTAGATTTTTTTTTCCCAAGCATTTAGCGGGTGAATATAAAAAAATGGTAAATGATGAAATTTATATTTTAACAAAACATGCAAGATTTAATGCCGAATATATTGAAAATATACCCGTATATAGAAGAAGGTATTATTTATATTTATTAGAAAAAGAAATTGAAGAAATTGAAAAATTAAAAGAAAAAGAAATGAAAAAAATTAAACAAAAACCGAGATAATTCAATTCTCGGTTTTTTTGTATTTATATTTAAACAAATAAATAATTATGGCTAATACTGGTTCTAATAACAATAATAAAAGTAAATTAATGCAAGAATATCTTAATTCAATTAATGAATTACAACAAAAATATAATGAATTAATTGATAAAGAAGGTGATATAAAAGATAAAATAGGATATCAACAAGAACTTTATAAAGAAAGACAAGAAGTAATTAATATATTACAAGAAAACTATAATGATTTAACTAATGATCAAAAAGATAAACTAAACGATTTAGTTAGATTACAAGTTGAACAAAAAAAACAAATTATTGATACCGTTAATGAACAAAAAAATATTAATAAACAACTACAAAATGAAATTGAATTTAGAAAAAAAATTGTAGATAGCGCAAGAGCATTAGGTGTTGCATTATTAAATATTCACAAAGAATTACAAGCACATGATAAAATCATTAGAACCACTATTCTTAATTTAGGTATGAGTGGTGTTAAGGCTGAAATGATTAGGTCAAGTTTTGAAAAAAGCGCAGGTTTTGCAGTTAGACTTGGTGGTAGTCTTTCAGATATACAGAATATAATGGAAGGTTTTGCTGATGAAACTGGAAGAGCAAGAGCATTATCAGAAAATATGGTAAAAGATATCATGACAATCGGTAAAGGGACTGGATTAGGTGTTGAAAATGCTACAAAATTAGGTTCTCAATTTGAAATTATGGGAATTGATACTAAAAAAACTTTAGAATATGTTCAAGGCGTTGTTGATACAAGTGAAAGAATGGGTGTAAATACAACTAAAGTATTAAAAAATGTATCAGATAATTTTAAAAAATTACAAACATATAATTTTCAGCAGGGTGTTAAGGGTTTTGCACAAATGGCAGAATTTGCTGAAAAATTTAAAATTAGTGTAAATGATGCTTTAAACGCTGCAGATACAGCAAGAACATTAGAAGGTGCTATTGATATGGTTGCACAACTACAAGTAATGGGTGGTGAATTTGCTAAATTAGATATGTTTGAAACATTATATTTTGCACGTAATGACCCAGCAAAGTTACAAGAAAAAATTGCTGAACTAACTAAAGGTATAGTAACTTTAAGAAAAAATAGTGATGGTAGTTTTGAAAAATTTATAAGCCCAGCAGACCGTGATAGATTAAATCAAGTTGCAAAAGCATTGGGTATTTCAAAAGAAAATATGACTGAAATGGCACTACGTGCTTTTGACATTAATAAAATGTCACAAGAACTTGCTGGTATGGGTTTAAGTGAACGTGAAAAACAATTAATACAAGGTGCTGCTGTTTTCAATTCAGAAACAGGTAAATTTCAAGTAAAAATTGGTGAACATATGAGAGATATATCATCTTTAACAAAAGATGATATAAAACGATTTGAATCGGAAAAAAGTTCATTAGAAGAAAGAGCAAAACAAGCAATGACTTTTAATGAAACATTAAAATCAACAATCGAATCATTAAAAGTAGCATTACTTCCAATATTAAGAGGTGTTAACATATTACTTCAACCACTTATAAAAATTGCTGATGGTTTTAGTAAACTTGCTGATAGTGGTTGGGGTGGTGTTGCTACTGCAGCGGGAATATTACTTACTGCTGGTGGTGTATGGAATAGGGTTACAAAGGGTTTAAATCAATCAATAAATAATTGGGCAACAAAAGTCGCTAATGAAAAAAGTGGTACTTTTTTTTCAAAAACGTTTAATTTATTTAAGGGTAACAAAACTACAACAACATCACCAATAGGCGGTAATATACCAACTACAGGTACTGCACCAGCATCAACAACGTTTAGTGAAAGTGCTGGCGCAGGATTAAAATCATTAGGTACTGGTGCTGGTATTGGTGCTGCGTTAGCAGGTGCTGGTGCTGGTATCAATATTGCAGCACAGGGTATTAGTAAATTAGCAGATTCAATGAGTAAATTAACACCAGAACAAGCAAAATCATTACAATGGATTGCAACAACATTAGCAATAACATTTCCTGCTGCAGCAGTTGGAATTCTTTTAGTAGGAAAATCTGCTGAGGTAAGTGTTGTTGGATTATTAGCATTAGGTGGTGCAATTATGATGATTGGTGGTGGTATTGGTATTGCTGCTGCTGGTATTGGTTTAATGGGAAAAGGATTGGCTGAAATGTTTAATGCGGTTAAGGGTAGTGAAAATACATTCCTTAATGTTGCAAGTGGTATTGGTGTATTAGCATTAACCCTTTCTACAGCAGGACTTAGTGCAATACCCGCAGCGTTGGGTTTATCATTTGCTATTGGTAGAATTGCAAAACATGCAGAATCTATAAATAAAGTAGGTGAAGCATTTAATAACATAAAAGCAGTAATGTCTGGTAGTAAAGAAGATTTTATTGCAGTCGAAAATGCGGTTAAATCAATATCAAGTTATAGTAGTAGTAATAATAATTCATTTGCTGAATTGATAAAATTATTAAAAGAACCAATATACGTTAAATTTAGTGATGATAAAATTGTTCTACAAAACGATATAACACTTGATATTGATGGTAATAAATTCATGAATAAAGTATATAACACAGTAATTGCTGTAGAAAAACAAAATTCAACGAGAAGTGGTAGATTTATATAATTTTTTTTTGAGGTCCTTATAAAAAATACTTGAAAAATTCAAAAATTTTTTGTAACTTTGACGAAATTTTATTTCTCTCACTTTCTCTTATAAGAAAGTTTAAAAATAAAAATAACGTCGAAATAAAATTTCTTTCTTCACTTCTACGAAGTAAAGAACAAAGTCACAAAGTTTGTTTCTTAACTTCTACGAATTTAAGAAAAAACATTGTATTATAGGGTGTATTATATTCAAAATTTTACAAATTTTTAATTAAAAAATTTATTAACTCCAAATTTTTAATTTAAAAAAATAGAATTTTAATTAAAAAAAATTGGGGGGTTGTCTATATTTTCCCAATGTAAAAATAATACATAAAAAAATATTATACAAGTATTTATTAAAAAATATTTTATATGCCTGATGATACTTCAAAAATTGTTAGTGATAAAATAATTACTAATGGTACGAAACCATTAACTACTGAAGAGTATAGGGAATTAATTCTAAAACGTAATCTTGAATTTGGTTATTCAAAAGATAAACCATATGAAAATATTGATAGTTTATCATTAGATAATTTATTAAAAAATGTTGATGGAAAAATTAAGCCAATAATTTCAAATTTGTTAACATCAATACCTGTTTTAAATGCTATAAATCCTCAAAATACTTTAATAGGTAGATTAATTAAAACTAATACACCTCTTGAAATTGTTGGTAATAAAATGTTAGGCGTTCATTTAGCATATGGTGTAACTGCACATTTAAGTAAAAAAATTGGAACTTTTGATGTTACTGGTGCAATATTTAAAGGGGGAAAATTATATCATAAATATGAAGATTATAGTGTTACTAATAATTCAAATAAAAGTTTAGTTGATAAAGCAATTAGTTTTGGATTTTTTAATTCAAATATTTTTAGTAGTGCAACACCTTTTAATAGTGAATCTAATAATATTACTTATATTGAAAATACTGGAATTGCACAGTTATCTAATTTTTATAGAGCAATTAATTTAAATGTATATAAACCAATTGGTTTTGATGTTGAATATGATACAATTTTTTTTGAGTATGCAAATAAAAAACATGCAGATATATCAATAAATCCGCAAAATTATCCGTTAATTAATAAAAATATTTTTAGTTTTGATAATATTAAAAAAAATCCATATTTAAATTATCGTGATGTTAATTTATTTAATACAGTTAATTTAGTTAATGATTTATATATAAAAAATTATAATGTTTTAGATTCACAATATTACGCAATAAGTACTGAAGATATTAATGATAATTATGGTAAAACTAATAAAACTGAAGAATTTAAATATGATAAAAATGGTTATTTTGGTGATATAAACTATAATATTAAAAATAGATTGGTATGGGGTAGAGATGGTGTTATTAGTGGTTTTGAATTGACTTCAAAAACAAAAAATTTACGTGGTGATTACGTTGAAGATGAATATCAAAATGATGAATCTGATATTATTAATAATTTTAATATAAAAAGGGGGTTATTAGAATATACAAGAAGTTTAGTTAATGCAACATCGGGTCAGTATATTGATATGACTAAAAAAGTGTTTGTTGAAGGTGATAAGGTTGTAGGTTTTAATGGTTCGTTATTATTTAAATCAAATGATAGTGAATATGCGAAAGAAAGTGGATGGTCTGGTAAAACTGGTGTTCGTCAACATACAATAATTGATCAGTATGATAGATATGCTAAGGTAATTAGATTTAATGGTAATAAAATTTATGGTGGTAATGAAAATTCGATTATTTTTAATTCAGTAATACCAAAAATACATCCTAAAAAAAATAATGATAATAAATATGATGTGAGAAATTTAATGTTTAGTATTGAAAACCTTGCAATTAAAGTTAATAATGATGGTGTTATTGATGGTGATACTAATTCAAAAATACCTTTAAATGAAGTTGGTGCATTTGGTGGTAGGATTATGTGGTTTCCGCCGTATGGATTGTCATTTAATGAAACATTGAGTGCAAAATTTGATACAACAACATTATTAGGTAGAAATGAACCATTATATAATTATATGAATTCGGAAAGAAGCATGACAATTAATTTTATTATGATTGCTGATTATCCTATGAATTTAAAAAACATTATTGATATAAAAAGTAACGATAATAAAAAAAGAATTGCAGAGTTTTTTGCGTTTGGTGGTAATAAAATTAATGAAAATAATAGTGATAATGATTTTAGTTTTATTGATTTTAATGATAAATTTTTATCATCATCTGATTATTTCATAAAAAATGTGTATCAACCTGCATTACATTCAATGACACCTGAAGATTTACACAGACGTTTAACATTTTTAAACCAATGTACTAGACAAGGTACTGCTGTAAGAACAAGATCAGAAATTGATAATGTGGGTATTGAAAGATATAAAAATTCTGTATTTGGTAGACAACCGATTTGTGTATTAAGAATTGGTGATTTTATATATTCCAAAATTATTGTTGATAACGTAAATTTTGATTATCAAGATACTATTTGGGATTTAAATCCAGAAGGGATGGGTGTACAACCAATGATAGTTAAGGTTACTTTACAAGTTAAATTGATTGGTGGTCAATCATTAAAAGGACCTGTTGATGTATTGCAAAATGCAGCATCGTTCAATTATTATGCAAATTCAACATTTTTTGAATAAAATATAAAACAAAAATAATACTATATGCCATATATTGATTATAATAGATACGCACAATTAAAAAACGATGATGGTAGTTATAATATAATGCCATTTGTTAAATTACCAGTTAATGAAACTGATAAATATGAATATTGGTCGGCAAATACAAGTCGATTAGATAAATTATCTTTTAAATATTATGGAAATCCATTTTATGATTTTCTGATTTTATATGCAAATAGTCAATATGTTTCAGAATTTGATATACCAGATGGTGAAATTATTAGAATACCGTTCCCATTATCGTTAGCGATTTCACAATATGAATCAATAGTATCTATAAACAAATAAAAAAGTCTTGTTTTTTATAAAAAAAAAAACATATATTTGCGATTATCTAAAATAAGAAATGAAGAAAGATACTATTATTGTTGTATTTTCATCACATTTATCAGATGATGAAAATAATAGATTTATTGAACATATAAGCAAAACGATTGGTGTAAATCATTCAGTGTTTTGTTATAAAAATTTTAATCAATATTCATTATCTGAAATTTATAATAGAGCAATTAAAGAACATTATAAACCAAATTCAATAATGGTTTTTTGTCACAATGATATTGTGATTAAAACAAATAATTGGGGTAGGTTGTTATTAACAAAGTTCAATAATTCGGATTTTTCAATAATCGGTGTTGCTGGTACTACATATTTACATGATAATGGTGTTTGGTGGCATGATAGGTCTAAAATGTTTGGTGTTGTTGAGCATACAGATGGATATAATGTGTGGGTTAATGAATATGCATCACCAAAAGTGGGATATACAAAACCTGTTATTGTAATTGATGGGTTATTTATGGCGGTTGATTGTACCAACATAATGCATTTATTTGATGAAAATTTTAAAGGGTTTCATTTTTACGATTTGGGTTTTTGTTTTCCAAATTATTTGGATGGTGTTAATATTGGTGTAACTAACGATATTAGAATATTACATAAATCAATTGGTATAACAAATCAAGAATGGGAAGAAAACAGACAATTATTTATAAAAAAATATGATTGTGATTTACCTGAATTATACACACAATATTATAATTATGATATATTGGTTAATATTCTTACTAGGACACATAATAGACCCAAACATTTTAAGGTGTGTAGGGAGTCAATTTTAAATCAAACGTATAAGAAAATAAATCATATTGTTGGTAGTGATGTTGATTGTGATTACTACGATAAAGCGATTAGATTAACAATAAATGATGTACAATATCCACAATTAATGCCTGAATATAATACATATCCAGCACCTTGGAATTTACATTTAAATGAATTAGCAAAATATGTTAAAGATGGTTGGGTGATGTATTTAGATGATGATGATAAATTTGTACATAAAAATGCTTTAAAAATTATTGTTAATAATATTGATAGTGAAAATGAATTGATTGTTTGGAGAGTAAAAATAAATATAAATGAGCAAGGTTGGATTGTTCCAAGTGACAGTGCTTTTAGTAAAAAAATTGAAGCAGGTAATGTTTCTGGTATTGGTTTTATGTTTCATTCTAAATATTTACCAGTAGATTGGGGTAGTTGGAGTTATGGTGATTATAGGGTATGTATGCAATTATTAAATAAGGGTTTAAAATTAAAATGGATTGATTTAGTATTAACGGAAACACAAGATAAACCAAAAAACGGAAAATAGTGTAATAATATTAATAAAACACACAAAATTAACTAAACAATGGAAAATAGTGTTGATAAAAAGGTTGATGTGTATATGGCAACATTATGGCGACAAGGTCATGCCGTTGTTGCAATTAATTCGCTAAGAAGTCAACCAGAATTTGGTACAGCAACAATTACGTGTAATAATTGGACTGATGAGCAATGGGAATATATTAATAAAGAATTGGGCGATGATATGCGAATTAAATTATATAGGGGTAATAATGAAAAGGGTAGTAATGAAAAATTAAAATATATTGCTCATGGTAATAATTATTATATTGCGTTGGCTGATGATGATTTAATATATCCACACGATTATTTAGGTAAATTAATTAATGGTTGTGAGAAATATAATGCACATGTTTCATTACATGGTGTTGTATTATTGAAAGGTATTATTAATAGTTATTATAGAGATAGAATTGTTTATAGGGCGTTAGGTACTGTTTTATTGGATCAAGAAGTCGATATTGTTAGTAATTGTGGTAGTTTATTTAAGCGTAATTTTTATAATGATTTAGATAAATGGTATGATTACTGTGGTAATGTATCAATGGATGATTTATATGTTAATTATTTTGCGAAAAAAAATGGGATAAAACGGTATGTTTTGTCACATGTTGAAGGGTATTTAAAACACAAAAAACAATATCCTGAAGATAATTATGTTTTTGATAAACACAAAAACGATGATAGTGTGCAAACTAATTTTATTAATAACGTATTTTTAAAGGTGTGATTGATAATAATAGTACTGATGGTACAACACAATGGTTAAAATCTATTGTAGTTGATGGATATTATAAAATAAAGCCAATTTTTTTAGATTATAATTCAGGTGATTTTGGTGGGACTAAATTGGGTTATGAAAATTTGGATGATGATTGTGTTTATACTATGCAATGGGATAATGATCGTCCACCAATAACAGAAAATTTTTTGGATAAAATTGTGAATATAATGGATGCCTTTCGAAATATTGGTCAATTAATGTTAAAAAGAACGGGTGTTGGTAATATAATTCAACCAATAAATATTCAAGAATATAATGGTGTTTTTTTTGGTGATGTTAATACGGTAACTTGTGTTAATATACAGAGAAGAAAAGTAATTGATGATATTAATTATTGGGTTTGTGATGAATCTGTTTATTGGGATTTTATGATAAATCAAGAAATGCTTAAACGTGGTTATCAATTAAAAAAGTGTTTAAATGTAATTGTGTCGCATATTGATGTGTTTCCAGAATTAAATTTTAATTTACAAAAATTAAAATTTCCAAATTATTTTAATAATAAAAGTAAGATTAACTACACCGAGATTGATTATAATTGTGATAATAATGAGAAAAAATAAAAACAATATTAAGAGAATAATAAAAAAAAGGATTAATATTATTAATTCTAATAATATTTTTATTGAAAATAATATTAATGACAATAAAATATATATTAACCAAAAAAACATTAATGATAATTTAATAGTCAATGATGTTGATGTTAACAATATTAGTAATACATATGATTATGCTTATATTTTTAATAACAAAAAACATAATACAGAATTAAAAACATTGGTGTTAATCTCAAATTATATGAGAATTGACATGTTGACTATGATATTAAATGAAATAAAAGAATATAATAATATTGATTATTATATATTTGATGATAGGTCAGATTATGTTTTGGATGATAATCGTTTTATTGTGAATAGTGAGCATAGAGGTAAACATCAATATTGGAAAACATTTGATGAGATGTTTAAAATGTGTGAAAAATCGAATTATGATGTGTATTGTTTCATTCCAAATGATTTTTTAAATATTAATTTTAGTAGAATATTTAAATACGCATCATTATTGTCAGAGTATTATTATGTTTTTAATATTATTAATGATGGTAGGTTAGAATCGTGGACAGGAAAAAAATCATATAAAATTTCAGATGATATTTATATATCATTTTTTACTGATTGTGGTTTTTTTACAAATAGAAAAACATTAGAAAAATTAAAATTTACAATATTTCCAATAAAAATAAAAAATGATAAAATGAGTTCAGGTGTTGGTAGACAATTGTCAATAAGATTGCGTGATTTAAAAATACCAATATTTACACCAATAAGAAGCATGGCATTTCATGGTGATCATGAATCTTTAATGAATGGTGTTGAAAGAAAAAATAATAAATTAATATCAAAATAATATTTGATTATGTCTATTATTGATTTTTTTAAGAAAAAAAAGAAAAAAGTTTTGGTTATTGGTGATAGTTGTATTGATATTTTTTGGTATGGTAGATGTGATAAATTATCACCAGAAGCACCGACACCAATATTTATACCTGAGTATAAATTAAATAATATGGGTATGTGTTATAATGTTTATAATAATTTAGTTGCATTAAACGTTGATGTTGATATTATTACAAACACAAAATATCCAATTAAAACTAGATATGTTGATGAAAAAAGTACCTATACGTTATTAAGAGTAGATGAGAATGATTATGTTGATAATGTTGAAAAATCTATATTAGATAGTATTGATTATGAAAAATATGATGCTGTTGTTATTTCTGATTATAATAAAGGTTTTTTAACTGAAGATAATATTAGACTAATTTCAAATAATCATCCACTAACATTTTTAGATACAAAAAAAGAAATGGGTTCTTGGTGTGATAATATTAAATTTATTAAAGTTAATGAAAGGGAATATAACAAAAACATTTATTATCTTGAAAATATACATCAACATGATTCAATAATAACATTAGGTAAAAAAGGTGCTATGTTACTTTCAAAAAAAATGGGTGTTTTACAAAAAAAATATTTTTTAAATGATAATGTAGTTAATGTTATTGATATTTCTGGTGCTGGTGATACGTTTTTAGCGTCATTGGTTTATAGTTATTTGATTGATAAAAATATCAGTAAGTCTATTTATTTTGCAAATAAATGTTCATCTTGGGTTGTTACTCAAAAAGGTGTTAGTGTTATTGATTTAAAACAAGTAAAATTATGATAAAAATTAAAAAAACAACAGATAGTAATAATATTATATCTAAAGGATGGGGTGAAGAAATAATAATCCATAATGATAACGAATATTGTGGCAAGTTGTTGAGATTTATTGAAGGTTGTAAATTTAGTTTACATTATCACGTAAAAAAAAGTGAAACGTGGTATGTGAATAAAGGTGAATTTATATTAATTTATATTGATACGAATAGTGCGGTTAAACACGAGTTAAGAATTGGTGTTGGTGATATTATTCATATTGAACGAAACACACCACATCAATTAATGGCAATAACTGACGGTGAAATTTTTGAAGTAAGTACACCACATTTTGATGATGATAGTTATAGGATTGAAGCGGGTGATAGTCAAATAAAAAACAATTGAGATATGTTAATATATGTTGATATTGATGGGACTATTTGTGATAGTAGTAATGGTTATGAAAATGCAATACCAATTAAGAAAAACATTGATAAAATTAATAAATTGTATGATAATGGTAATGTTATTGTATATTGGACATCAAGAGGTAGAAAAACTGGTATTGATTGGAGTGAATTAACAAAAAAGCAACTATTGGATTGGGGGTGTTTATATCACGAATTGTCGATGAATGATAAACCATCATACGATCTTTTAATAGATGATAAAGCAATAAATATTGATAATTTATGAATATATGGGTTAATGGTTGTTTTGATATATTACATACTGGTCATATTGACTTGTTATGGTTTGCCAAACTATATAAAACCAATGAAACAAATGAATTAGATATATTCAGTCAAAACAGATTGATTGTTGGTTTGGATTCGGATAATCGTATTAAACAGTATAAAGGAAATGGTAGACCAATTAATGATGCGATGACTAGATTAAAGATTATGTCGAATTTAAAAATGGTTGATAATGTTGTTATTTTTAATAATGATAGTGAATTAGAAAAATATATAACGTTGTTTGATATTGATTATATTATAGTTGGTGAGGAGTATAGAAATAAAAGAGTTGTTGGTAGTGATTTTGTAAAAATCGGTGTTGATTACTATCCAATAGTAAACGGGTTATCAACAACAAATATTATTAATAAAATAAAAACACTATGATTGTTGTTACGGGCGGTTTAGGTTTTATTGGGCAAAATTTAGTGAATAAATTAAAGCGAACAACAAATGATGATATTGTTGTTTTAGATATAGTTATTAATGATATAAATACCATTGAAAAATGGTTGTTTAATAATGCAAATAAAATTAAAGGTATTTATCATTTAGGTGCAATTACGGATACAACATTATCAGATGAAAAACTGTTTAATACATATAATTATAATGCCAGTAAATTTATTTGGAATTTATGTGCTGAATTCGATATTCCATTAGTTTATGCAAGTTCTGCAGCAACATATGGGGATGGTAGTGCTGGTTTTGATGATGAAAAACCAATTGATAATTTAGTTCCGTTAAATTTATATGGTTGGTCTAAGCAAAAATTTGATATATGGGCTATTAGCAATAAAATCAAACCCAAACATTGGTATGGATTAAAATTTTTCAATGTTTATGGTTATGGTGAATCACATAAGGGTAGAATGGCTTCTGTGGTATATCAAGCATATAATCAAATAAAAAATACTGGTACTGTTAGTTTATTTAAATCGTATAATAATGATTATGGTGATGGTATGCAACTTAGAGATTTTATATTTGTTGAAGATGTTGTAGATGTTTGTATGTTTTTCATGAATAAACTATCTGATAGTGGAATTTATAATGTTGGTACTGGTAAATCAAGAAGTTTTAATGATTTAGTAAAAATTATTTTTAATTATCTTGATTTACCAAAAAATATTACATATATTGACATGCCAATTGAAATTAGGAATTCATATCAATACTATACTGAGGCTAAAATCGATAAATTGAGAAATGTTGGATTTTTAAATAATTTTTACGAATTAGAAGAAGGTGTAATTAAATATTTAAATAATTTAATATATGAAAATCGGTAATATTATATTTGAAAACGAGTTAATTAATCACACAGAAGTTGATTATATTAATTATATTAATAAACCGATGGAATATGATTTGATTGATAAATCAAAACCAACATTATATGTCGGTTGGAATTTTATGAAATCATGTAATCCTAATAATGAAATTATTCAAAATGCCGATATATTAAAAAAGAAAATTATAACAAATGAATTATATTGGGAATTTAGTTTTGTTGAAAACAAATCATCACACGTAAGAGGTGTAGAAAATTTTATTAATAATGTTCCAAAACTATACTTCACATCTAAATTTAGATATACTAATTTAGATCCAATATTTTTTTCTGTTAATGATATTAATGAGTTGTGTGTTATTTTAACACCCAAAAAAATAGTAAAATGTTATAATTATAAAAATGAGATGTTATATTTATTATATGGTAACGATATAATTGGAATTGATTTAAGAGTGTATGGTTATTTTGATTTTAACATACCACAAATAATTGATTTAGTGAAGTCGAGTGCATTTGCATATTATGATGATTTATATGGTGATATATACATAAAATATTATAAAATATTTCCCACCTTTTCAAATTTAAAAAGATATATTGTCACCTTGGTTGAATAGTATTTGGTATTGTTCGTGATTTTTTTATTTGTTTATAGTATTTATATTAAATTATAAATGCTATGGAAAATAATATTAAAAAAATTCTTAATGATTTTGTTGACGATCAGAATGACAATTCAAATGTTCAAAACCCAAATTCATCGCAACAATATAAAAATTATAAAAAGGTTGTTATGAATGAACGTGAGGGGCTTATTGAACGTGTTGATAAGATTTATGTAACAAATGACGGTCGACAATTATTAAGAGAACAATACTAATAAAAGCATATGAAAGCATTGGATAAAAATCTTTCGAATGGTGTTCAAAAGATTAAATATCTTATTGAATATAATATAAACGAAACACCAAGATATCGTCCACTTATTAATGATGGTGATGTTTTTGATACAATTCCAGAAATAACTAATGAAGCGAATGATAGTGTGGCGACTAATAATAGTGGTAATACGGCAAATAATGTTGGCGTACCAACACCCGCACCTAAACCATCATTTGATAATAATGTGGTAAATTCTGATGATAATGCTGCGCCAAATGTGGACGATACTAATTCAAGCAATATGCATGTTGATGAAATTCAGAATGAGATAATAAAACATAATATAGAGGCGATGAAAAATATTCATAGTCAGTTAGAAAATTTAACGAAATTAGTAACTGATTTGAATACGAGGGTTGAAAAATTAAGTTCAGATGTTGATGAAGTTCGTGAACCTAGCAATGTCGAAAAATTAATGAGTAAAAAAGTGGTTTCATATCCATATTATTTTAATTTGAATGATTATTGGAGTGATAATTGGTTTAAAAATAAGTATTCAAATAACGACAGTATTAAAAGACTGCCCGATGGTACTTATGTTGCAAATTTTGATGACTTACCATCAAAATCAAGTATTGATATAAATAAAAGTTTTGATAATATACAGGAATTTTAAATAAGTTTTTTTCATTATGAGAAGCATATATCCATATGGTACTAAAGAAAGACTTTTTGATTTAATGAAAAAAGTTAATAAGTTAGATGAATCGTATTTACCTCATAATGAAAGATTAAATGTAATAAAGGATTTTATAAAATTTGTTGATGTTTTTTTAAATCTTAACAATAATTTACCTAAAATAACATTATCTAATAAATCTAGTGATGCAGTTAATTTGCGCTCATTTGGTGGATATATTCCATCAAAAAAAGAAATTTATATTGTAATTGCAAATAGAAATCTTGCAGATATTCTTAGAACATTGGCACATGAATTAGTGCATTGGAAACAAGATTTAGAAGGAAGATTGAACGAAAATTCAGGACAGACTGGTAGTGATGAAGAAAATGAAGCGAATTCAATTGCAGGTATTGTTTTAAGAAATTATGGAAAAAAAAATCCAATTATATATGAATAATATAATGATTTAAAATAAAATTATTATGAAAATTAATTATGAATACGGTAGTAAAGATAGGCTTTTTGAAATGTTTCAAAAGGTAAATAAAATTAAATTAACTGAAGATAATATTAAAACAAATATATTAGATAGTGCGTTTAATGATTTAATTAATAATAAATTAAATATAAAACAAACCATCAATCAAATTAATGGTGATGAAAATTTAATCACCATTGTTTGTACTGATAATAAAGGTAATGATATTGTTTTTAAATTCAGATTAATTGGTTTGGAAATGGGACAAGATGATGTCTATACTGTTGATAAAGCCGAATTAATTGAATTTAATTTTAAATCAGAAACATATGAATTAAATATTCCTGAAGGGAATTTAATATTAAATGAATTTAATGGTAAATATGGCAACAATATTGTGAATATTGTTGCAGATTATGTTGATTTTGAAAAAAATATTGTTGATACTTTAGATGAGACCATTAAAGAATTGGAACAAACATCAAATGTGGTTGATGATTATTTGAATGATGATGATATTGATGATAATGATGATTTTGTTGATGATGAATATACCAATGATGAACTTAATAAGAAGGATGATGATATGTTTGAACTACCACAAGAATATAATTTAGATGATATTGAATTGGATGATGAGGACAATGAGGATAACATTACAATCGATAATTTTGAAGATTATATTAATAATCAAGATTTTGATAATAAATCAGATGAATCAAATTTAACTTTATTAGCATATAACAATTTAATTGCTAAAAATAAAACATCAAAAAATCCGAATTATTCTCCAACCAAATTCGAAATTGATAAAGAAATTGAAAGAATTAAATCTGTTAATATTAAAAAAGAGCCTAATGATAAAAAAGTGAAGGGTAAGTTTGGCAATATGATGGCTAAGGGTAAAAAAAGAGTTTATCCATCATGGGCTGATATGTTTTTACCTGAAAATATTGATAAATTTAATATTTCGTTAGATAAAACACTTGTTAATGGTTTTAATGAACTCCCATTAAATCAAAGGTATGAAATATTTAATAATGCAAAAAAAATGTTAGATGATGAGTTAGGTGATAAAAAATATAAAATTTCAAATATCGAATATTTGGATTTGTTAGGGCGTAAAGTTGTTGATTTATATAAAAATATGTTGGAATTAATGAATGAGGTAGAAAAAAGTGGTGTGAATGATTTACCAACATCAACAATATACAATACATTTCATAATTTAAGTGATGAGAGTAAAAAAATTGTCGTGGATCGGGCAAAGAAAAAATTAAAAATTAAATATGGTGATAGAATTCATTTTTTACCTAAAGATCGATATTTGAATGAATTAAGTCGTGAAATTGTAATAATAGTTAGAAATGGATTGGAGTTAATGAATGAAAATGAAAATGATATTGAACAAATTATTAACAATAAAAAAAAAGTCGGTGAAATTTTGATTGGTGGTAAGGGTGATTATAAACAACCAACAGAATTTAATCGTGAACAAATAATAAAAGGGTTAAAAGTTGAAAAAGAACATACAAACGACCCAATGGTAGCGATTGAAATTGTTATGGATCATTTAACCGAAGACCCTGAATATTACACAAGAAAAGAAACACCTGAACAAAGTGCACAATATGGTGCTGCGATGGATGTTGATGATGATTCCGATGATGAATTGACAAAAATTATTTTGGGTTATAAACCACACAATGTTGGCGAATCTGTTGATGTTGATGTAGATACTATGTATAGAACAATTGATAGTGTTATAAATTCGATTAGAAACAAGGTTGAAAAAAACGGATACACTGTTGATGAGCGTGATTTATGGAAAGAATTTAAAAATAATGTAATTAATGTTGGTGATAGTAAATTAAGTATAATCCCATTATATAAAAATAATCAAGTAAGTAAAATTAAATTAATGGTATTAGTTAAGAGATTGGATAGTGGTATTTATGAGTTAAAAACAAAGTTTTTTATTTAGATTTAAATTTTTTAATTATGGTAAAGAAATTCATGCTGATTATAATGCTGCTTTAAATATTGCAAAATCAAAATAATTTTTAAAAAAGTTGTTTATTTTTAATATTATTATTATATTTGTTGTGTTAAATGTTCTTATTTGAATTTAAGGTTCTTTGATATTTTGAATGGTATCCCGATTTGATATTTTATTGGGATGTGAGGGTGGTTGTGCACCCCTAAAGTGAGGTCTGCTATAATATAATTGTAATAAAAAAATCACTTAATAGCATTAGTACACTCACTAAATATCGTTCTTTTTTTGATTTAAATCTAAATGCAACAATCACTATTACAATACTTTATATTGTGGTATGGTGTATCTGATATGCATTTGAACGGTATACACAACGAAGATACAGTTAGGGACACCAACAAGAAGGTGTATCTGATATGCATTTGAACGGTATACACAACGTAGTAGATAAGAGTTGTAAAGATGAAACGGGTGTATCTGATATGCATTTGAACGGTATACACAACA